GAACCAGCTCCTCGTGGTCCAAATATACCTTGTGCTAATGGGTTTTCGGGTCCAGAAGCAAATAAATTACTTGCTGCCTCGTAAGGAGCTAACGCACCTTTTTTCAATCCTGTCCAGAAACCTTCCATACCTGATTGGGCTGGTGCTTGAGCCAATCCTCGAATACCACTACCTAATGCTTGTGCACCATAGGAGAAAGCCGCACTTTTCAGGGCATCTCCCCAGTCACCTCCTTGTACCTTGGTTAAAAGAGCCGAGGCTATCGGTCCACCAATGCCTGGAGCAATCATATTTCCTATTATAGGAACGACAATAGGAGCTACTTTCTTAAATACTTTTCTAACAGCTCTAAAAATCTTTTTAAAGAAGAACTCCGGTTGACCCGTTAAAGGATTAATAGAGTTCAACGCATTACCAACCACATAACGATTAGGGTCTTTTATACCCATTAATTGCATTTGTCGGAACAAGTCTGCTTTTAATTGTGGATTAGCTTGTAATATTTCTGCTGGTACTACTGTTTCTCCATGCGCCGCATGAACCATATAGTCATCGCCATAACGTCCTAAAGACCCTAGACCACTAGCAATAGCTTCTAAAGACGGTTCTCCATCATATTTTGGTCCTTGTTGTGTGTTCATTATGAAATCTCCAAAACACTTGCGAAGGCATTAATAACTCCTCCGGTAGCACAGTTCAATTGAAGCGTATCACTTTCCTCAAGAACAAAAGGACCTGTGAGTGACGATTCGCCAGCAGCACTCATTGTTTCTTTTTGTACTGTGACGGTAGTACTAGCGGAAGTATCGGTTATTTTCACAATTACATCAACAGTACCACTGTGATTATTATACAGATTTATGTTTTTGACAATACCTGTTGTAGCAGTAGGGGCCGTATATATTGTGGTATCTGATGTGCCAGAAGGAGTTGTAGCTATATTTTTAAACGCATTTGCCATGTTATTCCATAAACCATGTTACAGAACGTGCTTCATCCTGCCCTTCCACCACTTCTGGCATTTCTATAGAAGTCAATGCCATTTCTATATCTCTTAGAATTCTTTGCCATGTAACAGAGTCATAGTCTACAGGAGCATCTGCAAAACTATGTTGTAGAAGTTTTGCCATTATACTTTCCTTTTTCCATTTTTGTAACGATCTGGCTTAATTGTTGTGCCGCCCTTTATTACCGCTCCGTCCATAGGACATCCGTTCATACCGCCTTTGTTAAACCGTTTTACAAAGCTTCCAGAAATACTTGTGTCATCTCCGGTATGAGTGGCATTAACGTTCCAGTTTTCTCCTGTCGCCGTTATACCTATACCAGCTCCTCCGGCTCCTTCTGTGTCTTGCACATTAAGGTATACTCTTTTATTCTCATCAACATAAACCTCTTGTTCAACAAGGGCGGAAGCATCGCCTTTTCCCCAGAAAGGTTTGTTTATTTGTGCCCATGTAGAATCATCTTGCACGGTAGCTGTAACATCTCTGTCTGTCAGGTTAAGATTTCCTCCTGGAATTGGAACATTTACTCCGCCACTTTCATAATCTCTTTTCCATTTCTTATAAACTTTAGGCTCATTAATCTTTAAATACGTTTCTTGTTTTTTTGATTTAAAAGGCATTAGCGTCTCCCATCTGGCCTTACATCTAAGCGTAAATCACCTAAAGTCCAGGCCACATCTGTTGTTGTGCTTTGCACACGGATAACTGCTTGGCGTGAACGAGCTCGTAAAAAGTTTTGATCGGTAGTAGATGTTACTGCATTTGTCGAATTGGTAGATAAAGAGCTTCCAGGATAATTCCTTGTTTTTACTACATAATCCACACTCGCATCGGTGCCGGTTAAATCCACATCAGGGATCAACCTATTAATAAACATAAACTCATTCCCATCGCCTAAGTCAAAATCAGCCGATTGGATATAAGACGACATAGCTTCTCCATCGGCATCGGTTCCTGTTTCCTGAATATAAATATATTCATTACCGCTAGCAGATCCTGCGGCTCTTGGATTATCATGAATGCCATAATCCACCCAAGCAGTTCGCACCATGGTTCCTATATCCCAGGTTACTTCGGTATAATTAAACTTTACATAACGATCAATTTCGGTTGATCCAGAAGAAACATAGAACCAGAACACTTCATCAAACATACGATTGGAAGCGGCAAAAAACTTAAAGCTTTGGTTAAGGTTGATATCGTCAAAGACATATCGTAGAACTGTGCAGGGAATAACTTCGACACGACCCGTATACGCATAAAAATTTTCTCTATCCATCCAAAACACCCTGTCTCCCACGGTTACTACTGCATTTGGGCCAACAATGGATAGGTTGTTAGCAAGTAGAGAAAAGCCAAATGTTAAAGGAGGACCAACAAATCGCATAGCGTATAAAGTAGCATCCGTCCAAATCAGCATTTCCTGACGAGTTTTTTGTGCCGCAATGATCTCGGAACCAGAAGATATACGCTGCGAACCCGCAGTATTGGTAACAGTTGGCGTCCAATCAAAAGGGGCTTCTTGGGAAGACCATCGTATTAATAATAAATCCTGGGTTGTTTCTCCTTGTGCATTGCATCCGAAAGCCACAACATGTCTATCCGCACCAGAAATCATAATACGCCGGGCTATAGTAGGGCAATCAGAAGCTCCTGTTTGCGAAGCTAAAGTGGTTCCTCGAGAAGTCGTTCCTAACGTTTTATCCCAATAATAGGGCGTTCCATCATACACATTGAAGAACAAATCTTCTCCCCAATTATCCTGTGCCCATAAACGAATGTTTTGACCGGTAGAGGCTGTAGTAGTCGCGGCACTTCCCCATCCTACAAACTCATTGGCTTCTTTAACAACTGCCCCTCCGGAATGAGCAACATTCGTTGTCCCACGAGCCGATCGTACTACACCAGCATCTAGGGTGTTGGATGTCTTTCCCGTATAAAGAATAAGTTCATTATCTATATTAATAAGACCAACAAAAGTTACTGTATCACCATTAGTATGGCCAGCAATTGTAGAACCGTCAGAATTTCTTGTGAGATCCGATAAGGTGTTGGAAGTTTTGGTTCCATAGCGTATATACTCACTATTAATTTTTATGGTGCCTTTATCAGGAAAACCTGTAGCACTTGTTAAAACAATAGAAGAACTAAAAACTGTAATGGTTCCGTTAAGAGTTGTGGAAGCGGTTTCAAAATCAGTTGCACTGGTTAAAGGAATAGAAGTAGCCGAATCACTAATACCAGAGGCTAAAGTCGTAGCAGAATAACTTGCTACCACGCCTCCCCAGAAACCTGCCCCAAATCCAGAACCAGCAACCACAGTGTTTAAACCTGTGTTAATTTGGTATTCGGCCAAGATAGAAGAACCTCCTCCAGCTGTTGAGCCAGAACTAGCAGTTCCTCCTGTGTTTACCTTATAGGAATTAGCATCAATAACCTGGGTAATTTGTTGCTCTTTATTAAGATCGGCTGTTGTTAAACCGTCAAAAGCGGTTGCTGCACTATATGTCACAAAATCATTAACAACCGCTCCATGACCCACATCTGTTACTGTGATAATACCTGAACCAGCATCTCCGGACGTAAAAGGATTTGTTCCTAACGTAACCGTCTTACGAACAGGAGTTATATCATTATACGCTCCGCCTTCTTCAATATAGAACTTATATTCCGTTCCTAAACCCATGTATTTAGAATTATCTAATGTTGCCCATACATGGAGAGAACGACCTGTTCCTTCAAAAGCAGTACTACTTAAACGAGACCAACCACCCATCTTTTCTGGGCGACCCTTACGAAATCGAATAAGATCAGAATCATACCACCCATTTTCGGCTCCATAAGAAGTGGTCTCACGATTTACACCAGGTTTAAATACAATCTTAGCGAGAGGCACTTTTATCTCCTGTATTGTTTTACACTACTATCCGAAGTCCATCGCTCTACTCTTGCCACCACATCTATAGACCCATCTCCTTTATAAGTGTGTTTATGTAATGCTATAAACGCATTCATATCACTTGCTCCATCTATAGCATCGCAGATTGCTTTATGATCAGTACGAATTGCTGCCATATAGGTAAGTACATCAGAAGGTATGGCAGTATCGGCAGTTACTTTTCGTTGTACTAACCAACCAAAACTTTTTAATAAACTAGCCGCATCAGTAGTCGCTTTATTTTTAGCTTGTGTTTTTAAGCCGTGATTAATTACTTGATTACCATCATCATCTTTTATTTTATTACCTTCGCTATCAACAGCATCTTCATCGGCTAGTTTTCTATCCGCAGCTTTTTCTATGGTTTCTACTACTTTATTTCCACTCACAGCATAGGTAGGGTTTTTAGATGTGTAAAAACGTTCATCTAATTTATCAGCTAAAGTTACCTCATATATCCCCACTTGTGTCCGTCTATCAGACTCTGACATAGACTGTAAGTGTTTTTTGTCATAGTTCTTATTAGAAACTGTTAGTTTTGTAGGGAAATGAATAAAAACCCTTTTAACTGTTCCGCTTTCTACTAATGCCCACATATCATTAACTCCTTTTTATTAAAATCCTAAACTATACTTAAATGGGTTGGCCCCCCAAGCACAAAAAATATAATCATTACCATCACCATTGATTCCTGCATTTGAAGAACGTATTTTAAATCCATTTGATAACATATCTATCTTATCATTAGAACCTGAAAATTCCGCTTGATCATCATCCCAAGTTAATATTTTATCTGTTACATTATAAGTATTTCTAGCATTATCATGTGCTAACCATGAACTACTACCATCAACTCTTTTAGTAGTTACTAATGCTGGTCTAAACCCACAATACACGAACGTCCCATCGGTAGAACCGTTTCCGATATACGCTCCAAATTTAGAAAACCCTTCTGTCCCTACAAAAGCATAGGTTAAAAAATCTTCACTTTGATTCATCCATGTTCCAGATGTGCATCCTATGGTAGTAGTATTTATTTCACTTACATCCCATAAACCACCACTGCCTGTATCATACTCACTGTTAGCATCTAAATATAATCTTCCTTGGTCAACAGGAGCAGCACCATCATTCATTAAATGCTGATAAACGGTACGAGATTGAGTAGCTTCTAATCGCCAATTTACAATAAATTCTGGGGCTACTCCTAAACCATGCCCATAAGTTATTGCACCACTTCCAGTTCCAGTATATTTAATTATAGAAAACCCTCTAGTTGCGTCAACTTGAACCGTAGAGTTTATAGAACCATCTTCATTAGTGCTTGTCGTACCTCCATTAACTTTCCAATTCCAACTTACATATTTCTCAGTATTTGTATTAACTTTAACATCTGCTCCTACAGTAAACCCATCAGAAGTAAAAGATTTTAAAGTATCTGCATCTGTGGTTTCTGCCGCGTCTGTATCAGATGTTATAAGTTTAGTAACCCCCCTTGTCGAGTCGAATAAACAAAAATCATCAGCCGCGTCTCTATTTTTTATCCAAGTTAAGTCAGGTTGAAACTCTAATCCTGTAATAGCAAGTGTGGTTGCTCCATCTCCTGTATATATTTTTGGAACAAAATACTTAGCAGGACCTTCTGCACTTGCTGGATCTGCTGCTGGTGTAGAAAGGTTGGCAGCACAAATCGCTAAATAATCGGTGGGAGGAGCATATTTGAAGTTCCCATATCCGTTAGCATCGGTTCCTGAACCTGCGGCGATCGCACCCCCAAAAGTTGAATCCTGCCCAAAATTGTAATAAGCATCTGAACCTGCTTGTTCTCCGCCACTCGGAGCATATACTCCTCCATCTAAATTAGAAAATACTTCTACTGTTCCAGAACTAGCAGAAGAAGTTGAAGCACTACTTGGGTCTAAGGCCGCATTTTTAGAGAAATATAATTTTCCTGTTGATAAATCTAGTCCCACACACCAAATATCTCCTGCTGATTGAGACGCTCCTGTATATTCAACCGAAGAAGCACTACCATTATTGTAAAACTGAATTTTACTATAAACCCCATTATTATTTGATGACCATGTGCCTGCTGTTCCGCCTGGATATTTACTGCCATACTCAGTGCAGTTCTGTTCTTGAGTAACATCTATCCATCCAAATCTATTTCCATTATTTGCCGCAGTAACTACTCTGTATTCATAATAATATTTATTAGTTCCTGAAACCGCCATTGTTCCTACATAATTAGAATAATAACTTCCTTGATCTTCTGTTTCTAAAGCTCCATTGCTTATCGTTACGGGTGTGCTTCCACTATCGCCTGATAACATATTATTATTAGGGTTAAGCACACAAAAGTTACCTCCATTAGACTCACTATCAAAAGTAGGAGCATCTAAAGTTTGATTGTCTGCGGTCATATTATTATTTGTAAAATCATTACCGTTTCCTGAAGAATCATTACCTAAATCAGAACTATCTTCAAATTTTAAATAAAAATCTTGGCTCGTCCCAAAACTTGAGTATGCTTTAGGAACCCACACACCATTTTTAAACTCTCCAAAATCTGATGCCGCTTTTGTTTGGTCATATAAACCAATCACTTCAGCTACATAACCCTTAAATTGATACGCATATCCCGCATCATTACTTTGCCCTAGATTCAAACTCTGACCAGACCTAAACATACCAGAGTTACTATTAAAATTATTAGTTTGTAAAGTCTGTAAAACACCATTTACATAAAAAAAGCCATCTCCATCACTTGGTCCGTTTCCTACTACTATATGATACCAAGCACTCGTATCTCTAAAAACTCCACTTGTTTCTACTGTGGTGTGAGAAGGTATTTTTAAAGTATCATCTGAATCAAAAGCTAAAGTCCAATTTCCTGCGGAACCCCCCATGATAGCTTGATATCTTCCTACATCGCCTCTTTTTACCCAAAGACTTAATGTATATTTTTTATCTGCTCCTGCTGAAAAATTAGGACTATCTAAGTAATTATCTTGGGCATCGCCACATCTTAATGACTTTTCAATTTGATACTCATAAAAATCCTCGTCTCCTCCTCCTGCTGCCCCCATCAAAGCCGCTTTGTTTGCTCCTAAAGACATTAGGCCATCGCCAATCCAGCAGCAAACCCATAATAATTGGTGCCGCCATCAAAAGTTGTAAATGTTAAAATATCTGTCCCAGAAGTAGTTAAAGTTGGAGCAGTTCCTCCTGCCCATTTCGCTGAGTTTCCTCCACCACCATGAGCTCCTGCTTTAAATGTAATTGTGCCAGCTCCACCATTTGTAAGAATAATAGTTAAAGAATTTGATTGACTAGCTAATGAATTGGTTATGCCTACATTAAATGTTCCACTACCCACTGTAAAAGATTGAACATTTCCATTTGTTAAATCTAAATCAAATGCCCCTGTTTTAGAACCATTAGCATAAACCGTTTCTGCGTAATCTTTCATTTGTGCTTGTTTTACTACATCATCAGAAAGGTCAATAGCACCTGTTCCATTAGTTGCTATGGTTATATCACCATTAGATCCATCTGTTATAACTATAGAACCTGAATTTGTGCCACCATTTGTATCTATTTCTAGGTCATAAGCTCCATTAGAAGTTATTTTACCAGAAGCAGAACCACTACCTATAGTTACTTCACCTGTTCCGTTTGGTGCTAAAGTAATAGCTCCATTTGCTGCATCTGTAATTTTAATGCTTCCAGAATTTGTACCGCTATTTGTGTCTAACTCTAAATCGAACGCACCACTAGATGTTATCTTTCCGGAAGCAGAACCACTACCAACAACTAATTCTCCTGTTCCATTTGGAATCACAGAAACATCTCCATTAGCCGCATCAGTAATAGTTATTTTACTTGAATTTGTGCCTCCATTTGTGTCCAATTCTAAGTCATAAGCTCCACTTGTGGATACCTTCCCAGTTGCTGAACCATTTCCTACAACAACCTCTCCTGTTCCATTAGGAGAAAGGCCAATATTACCATTAGTATTAGTGCTTGAAATAGTGTTTCCAGAAATAGAAATATTATCAAATGTTTCTAAATCTAGTTTATCCGAAACAGAAATTACCTCGTCGCTTCCATCACAATATAATATTTGTGCTTTTGCACTTCCTACAGTTACCGTTTGAGCCGCACTACCTTGAGCCATAATAACATTATACCCTCCGGAAGTAGCGTTTTGGATCATGAAATACGCTGTTGTAGTAGCGGGAGCTATAGTAACCGTACAATTTTGACTTAATGTTCCTGTAAACTTAATAACACGATACATACCATCCTGAACATTGTCCGCTCCATCTGTAGGAGACGCTGCTCTCACCGTTAAGGTAGCGGTAGAGGCATCGGATAAAGCTACAGCTTTAAAGGACGCTATTCTATCTAAAATATCGACATTATAATTTGTTGTTGTTCCCCATGTACCGGATTGTTCTCCAGTAGTAATTTTTTCTATGCCATAATTTGTTGTAAATGTTGAAGCCATATTTTTCTCCTATGCAGCTATTTCTGTCCAGCCTGGAGTTTGTGTGGTACTAATCTCACTCCAACGAGCATCTTGCGAAGGATCTATAATAGACCATACTGTTGGCGTGCTAACTAATCCTTGAGCACTTACTCCTGTAGCTACTATTATTACATCAGGAACGTTAACAGTGCCAATATGGGATGTTGTAAGAACGCCTGTTACTGAAGGACTTATACCACTACCTTCCACTACAGATACGTTATTAATGGTAGATGATGCACTTACGGAGGTAACAGTAACAGTTACACCAGTTCCTTCACTAACCGTTACGCTACTTAACGCGGAAACCGTTTCGACTCCTGTTACTCCAAACCCTAAAGCGACACCCACACTCGCTACAGTAGAAGCCGCTTCTACCGAAGTTACCTCTACAACTACCTGGGCAATAGTAATATCAGCAATTGTACTGACAGCTTCTACACCAGAACTAATTCCTACACTAATTCCTCCACCTTCAATAATCGTAACATTAGAGATTGTACTTGCTGCTACAACACCTGTAGCACTAACCGTTACACCAGTTCCTTCAATAACGGTAACGCCAACCGGGGATCCCCATCCAGCACTTCCCCAAGTAGAACGACCCCATCCGGTATCGCCGACATCAGTTGTGGCACTAACAGAAGTAACGGTCACCGTTACAGTTTGTACTGCTGTAACAGTTACACTACTGATTGCGCTTGTTGCTGAAACTCCTGTGGCCGAAACAGTCTCTGTGGTTAGTTGTTGCCCCCACGGGCCACTACTCCACTTATATCTACCCCAACCCGTATAGGTTGTGGACATACGCTATGCAATTCTTATAACGGCGTTATTCGCATCATTAGCTGGATACTGAATGGTAAAATCTCCTGAACTAGAAGATTTGTTTCCTCCAAAATCTAATACAGCAACCGTTGGGTACGCCGCATGAGTAACATCGCCACCTGTCCCGGCAGTACTTAAAGTAGAGTTATAGATTACTGCCACACGTGCATTACTAATAGTGGATGAGGACCAGGTTGTATCCGCAAAATCTAGAAAAGCTGTAGGAACAGAAGAAGAATTGTCAGATAGTCCTAATGTTACACTTCCTAAAGCGGCTCCTCCGGCTGTATAATTTGTCCCGCTAACTTCGTTAGTAACTGTATATGCTGTCAAATCCTCATTTGCATCGGTTCGACTTGCTGTAAACATAGCTACTTTAAAAGTATCAGCCGCTATAACAGAAGCACCTGTTCGAGAGTGACTCATCCAAAAATGAATTCCGGCAGTGATTTCCTTCTTATAACTACCACACATTGCTTGATTAATTGCCATTTATAGCCTCCTAATTATTTCGGCCATGTCTCCATGACCTTGTTTTTGTAATAAGGCCCAAAGAGTTGTTCTTTCACTTTGTGCCATCTTATTCATATAATAAATAAGAATTTCTCTCAACCTCTCTCGATGAGCAATCGCTTGATCTCGTATGACGGGAGGAGCATCTTTACTCACTATCATGATCTTATTTAAAGCCATATCAGCTATATCCTCTGGGCTGTGACCTTTATTTTGAGAAGTGTAAATATTTACTTTTCCTAAATCACCACTCCCATTTGCATTAAACATTAGTTAATGTCCCTTCGTAATTCGTCATAACGATACTGATCCCTTGTGTTTTCTCCTTCTCCTAGGTTTTTAAGCCAATTAAGAGCTTCCATATAACGATCATTATACAATTTTAAAAGATTATCCTCTCCTTTCATAAAAGTATAGGCTTCCACCAAAGAAGCATACAACAAAGCTAATTCCGCATTAGTGCCTAACCAGGAAGTACCGTCTCCGGAAGTAGTAATAGATGTAGGGCGATAAAAATAATGTAACTCCGTATTATAGGAAGAAGTAGGAGAAGGAGCTAATAAAAATGCCTCATCATTCCAATCCGCATAATATAAGGGAACCCCAGTAGTTGAGGGATTTGGAGTGTAATCTTGTAAAAAAGTCACATGTTTGAACAGTAAAAACTCATTATTAGAACTATTGATAACACTTAAAGAAAAAGGAGCTAAAAAATCAGTGGGCTTTTGTAAAAATTTAGTGCCCGCACTCATGGATCCCTCCACATACTTTTTAAAATCCGTCAACTGACACTCTTTTAAAATACGTTCTTCTGCGTTTACAATAAAACGGCTTAGATTATTAACAAACGTGGTTTCAGAATTTTGAGTATAATCCTGGATTGCTGTTTTTAATGTTGTAAATGTAAATGCCATTATCCCTCCAATGTAACAGGACCTGCCGAAGCATCCCCACCACCCCCTTCTACATTACCTTGTGTCGCTGTTTCTCCTCCGGTAGCTGTAAAGGTATAAAAATTAGATTGAATTTCATTTATAGTAGCTGCTACTACAGTAATTGTAAAACCACTAGATGTTTCTAACATGCTTTCGGTAAACCCATCAAAAGGAAGAACATCACGAAAACGTACCGTATCTCCAGTGCTTCTACCATGTCCTGGTTGATGAACAGTAATAGTAGCCGAACCAGCATCTCCAGACGTAAAAGAATTGTATCCTAATAAAACCGCAACAGGAGGCTCTATTCTATCTGTTCTACTAATCCTTAAAGCTTGAGGATCAGATTTTACACGTTTAGGATACAATTGGGGTTGTTTTGGTTCATACTCATCGCGTCCTACTAACG